AGATAATACACTTTCAATTACTCTTGCAACTCATGGAGAAAACTCAATGACAGAACAACTAACAAATGGACACTATCGTTTAGAAGATGATGTTCATTTTCAGGATTTCTGTACTAACATTTGGCTTCGTTATCTAACAGAGAAATCTGTTAAGGAAGAAGAAGCGTTAGACCTAGATCCTTTTGTTGAACTGAACATTGAGTTTTTAAAACATTGTTATTTAAAATTAATTAAAGGAGATATTACGACATGACAGATAATCCATTTGTTTTTGATTCAGAAGATACGCCATATTTAAAACATCACTTTCAAGAAAAGTGTTGGTATCGTGGCAAAGAAAGAATAGATGCAAACTATTTTATGATTGATCCAGCAACTATGTTAATGGGTTGGGGTAAATATACATCAGGCGAAGGATTTAGCTACATTTGGGGTAAAGATTTATTTGATAATGTAGCAAGACCTGACGAAGAATATAAAAAAGCCTTTTCGGTTTGGGTGTTGCCTAAATATGTAGAAGGTTCTAATAATATTGAACATCCTGTTTCTTTATGGCAAAGACATTCATTCGGTGAATATAAAGGTTTTCAAGAAATGGGTGCAAGTTTCTACGCAGAAACACAAAAGCCTGAAAATGAAGGTAAATTACCTGTAGTCAAATATACAGGTTCAGAAAGTATTTCAATCGGTAAAGGCTCTACCTCAATACCACATTTTGAATTTGTCGGTATGAAAGACCGACCAGCAGAATTTGTTATACCTGATTGGTATAGCGAGTCACCATCTGACAATCAAAATGATGATTTTCTCCCTAAGTCAGATGGTGACACCAAAGAATCACATCCTGTATTAGATACATTGGATTCAGGTGATATTCCATTTTAAATGATAGATGGAATTGGATTGGGAGAAAATCGCACCTGAAATAGCGATACAAATATTAGGAGAGCCATCAAAAAAAGATGGCTCTTACTATCGTTGGGGAAGTAAAGGCAGTCTTGCCCTTAATTTAGAACAAGGTACTTTCTTTGATTTTGAAAATAATCAAGGTTATGGATTGTTAGAATTTATTAAGAATCGTGGTCTCAATCCTGATGATTTCTTGAAAGAATATAAACCGATAGAACCAGCAAAGCCTACAAGAACATTTACTGATAAAGATATGTACCAGCTAAAAACTGAGTCTGTCGTTTATCTTCGTTACTCTGATTATTTTTGTGTGATGCGGTTTTCTAATGAACATTATATCAAACAAAAATATGCACCATTTACTAAGGTCAAAGATCAATGGGTAATGAAAAGACCTGATGGCATCTTGCCTATCTATTGTGAGAATCAAAAGCCTGAAGATTATGTAGTTATCAATGAAGGAGAAAAAGCCTTATTAGGTTGTAAAAGTATTTATGATGGCGATGTTTGTACATGGCATGGTGGCGTTAATAATTTAGACAAACAAGATTGGACACCATTAAAAGATAGAAAGGTTATTATTTTTCCTGATAATGATGAAGCTGGTAGAAAATGTTCTGAAGAACTAAAAGACAAACTTAGTCAGATAGCCAAAGAAGTAATCATTGTAAAACCACCAAGAGAGTTCAAAGACAAAGATGATTTATATGATGCAAAGGTCAATGACTTCTTTTCATCATCACAACAATTCTTGGATTATTGTTTGAACAATCAAATAAAGAAGAGAGTTTCTTTTGATCTGATTCAAGTTAATAACATTATGGAAAACATCACACCGCCTAAATGGGTGGTAAAAGATATATGTGAAGAAGATTCTGTTGTAGCTATCTTTGGACAACCTAAAAGTGGTAAATCGTTTGTTACAGTAGATATGGCTTGTAATATCGTTCTAGGTCGCAACTGGCATGGACATGATACAGAACAAGGTTCGGTTGTTTATTTAGCTGGTGAGGGTATGAGAGCCATCTCAAGACGATTCTTAGCATGGCAACAGTTAAATGCTACAAGAGTTAAAGATGCACCATTATTGATATCTACAAGGGGTGCAAGATTATTAGATGATAAAGACCATCAATTATTAAAAGACACCATAGATAGAACTCAAGATGAATCAGGTAAAGTCAGAATGATTGTGGTTGATACTTTACAAAGAAACTTTGGTGCTGGTAATGAAAACTCTACTGAAGATATGTCAGCATTTATAGAAAGAATAGATGATTTAAGAGATTCGTATTCTACTTGTATTTGTATTGTACATCATACAGGTCATGGCACATCATCTAGGGCAAGAGGTAGTTCTGTCATACAAGCATCAGTTGATTGGGAATACAGAGTTACTAGAACGAATCTTGGTAGCGATATGTTTGTAGAATTTAGTCAAACACTTGTCAAAGATGGTAAGCCTGTAATGCCAAAGAACTTTAAATTTATAGAACAGAAACTACCATTTCACGATATGACATCAGGTGCATTAGAAATCATTGATGCTGGTGATATGCCAAAGAAAACCAAAGTATCAGAAAAAGGACAAGCCATTATTGATGCTATCAGGACAGTACAAGATAAAGCAGACGAACCAGCAACAGTATGGTTAGGACAAGCAGAAATAACAAAGATAACTAATCTTAATGATTCAACTGTTAAAACGTGGCTTAGAAAACTAGTAGATCAGGATGTTTTGACTTATGAAAAGGGCAAAGGTTATCAAACTAATGAATATAATTCGGAGATATTCTAAATGAATATGGTTTGTAAATGGTTGTTTTTGGTTGGTAAAACAGGTGGTTTTAGGGTAAATGGCATAGGAAAATGGTTGGTTGTATATACATCTCTATGTATACAACCACCAACCATACCAACCAAACCAAATTCAAAATATGTATTCTGAATCTTTAATAGAAATAATAAAAGACATCAATTCGCTTGAAAGGCAATTAGTTACTGACTTTGGTGTTGATGAACCTGTCAGATTAGTTAATACAGAATTCCAAAAAAGGTTTCAACTAGCACAAACTAAATACAACTTATCGCTCTCATTCCCTGATAAATCAAGGGATTTAGAGAAAATGGCTAGTATGATGCTAAGAGCATGGAAGTCTTTACAAGATCAATTACTTAAAGAAGGTGTCATGCCATTACCTGTAGATACTTGGAAACTTAAACATACAGAAACAGATAGAGAAGTATTTATCTGCAAAGACGAAGCTGGAAAGAAGAATGTGCAAAAACAATTTGGTAAATATGCAATTGTCTTATCAGCAGATGAATTACTTAACATGATAGATCACGATATCTTTTTAGAATTTGTAAAACTGACAAAGCAAGGATTATTACCTACAATACTGTCTTATAAAGCTAAGACAGATGAGCAAGAAGAAATGTAGTTATTGCTTACGAACCTTACCAGCAGATATGTTTGAGCAAGGTAGCAATACTAAAGGTGAATATTCTAGGACAGAATGTAGAACCTGTACTCAAGAGAAAAGAACAAAAGCAAAGAACCAAACACCATACACCTACCTAAATCTTTTATTTACACAACTTAAATCAAGCAGAAGAAAATCAGATATTGAATGGGATATAGAGTTGGATTACATAAATAAACTATGGGATAAGCAAGAAGGTAAGTGTGCATTGTCAGGTATCAATATGACATGGCATCGTGGTGGTGGTAGTACAGATTATGCTTGTTCAATAGATCGTAAAGATTCTGATAAAGGTTATGTCGTTGGTAATATTCAATTGGTATGTCGTACTGTTAATTTTATGAAATCAACATTGAATGATGCAGAATTATATTGGTGGTGCAAAAACATTGTTGAACATAAGGAAAGAAATATATAATGCTTATGTGGTGCGATGAATCTCTCCCTGATATATTTTCTCCTATCATCGCACCATCTTGATTATGAACCTAAATTTAAAAGCAGACTTCAAACAACTAAGCAAAGGTCTTAACAATATGCAAAAGACACAATTGCCTTTTGTAATATCTAAAACAATCAATGAAGTAGCTTTTGCTTCGATAGATAGAAACAATCCTGAAGGATTAAAACAAAAAGCCAAAGATACATTTGAAGGTGGCGCTACACCATTTACTGTTGGTGGTTTTAGATTTAAAAAATCTACTAAGAAAAACTTAACAGCTTTTGTATTTGTTGAATCTGCAAGAGAGAAGTACATGAAGTTTCAGATCAAAGGTGGTACAAGACAACCTAACAACAAAAGAATTATTGTGCCTACCAAAAACATCAAGCTAAATAAGTTTGGAAACCTTACAAGAGCAACAAGAAATAAATTATTTGACGATAAGAATAAATTCTTTGAAGGCATACCAAAAGGATTAACAGGCGAAAACAATCGTGGTATTTGGGAAAGGTATGGCAGAAACAAAGCGAATCCTTCAGGACAAAGATTAAGAATGGTAGCTAACTATGTTAGTCAAGCACAGTACAGACCTAAGTTCCCATTCAAGAAAACAGTACAGGGTGTGGTCTTTGGACAGAAGCGAGGTATAGGCAAAACTTTTGAAAAAAATCTTAAACAAGCATTGAAAACAATGAGAAGAAGATAGGGGGGTATGCAAAGGTACTGTCTAGCGCAGACTATTGTGGGTGATTTGACG